CATCCTGCTCACTCCCGTATATGTATCACAGAGGTGACTTCCTTGTCCCCGCTTATGACCAGCTTCACTCCACTCATCCTGACAAGCAGCTTGATGTACTCGCTGCCGTCCTGGGTCTCGTATGTCTCGCACTTGTCGAGTGCGGACTTGAGGAGAGACGCTGTCAGATACTTGTCGTCCTTGCTCTTTCTCACAAATCCTATCAAATGCGTTTCAGTCATTCTATACCTCCTGTCCGTTGATACGGACTGTCACGCCTACGCAGTCCAGTGGGCTACGCAGGTCGCGGTCCGTTCAGGAGTATGAGTTGCATGGCAGTTCGGCCACGCATGAGTCTCCTGAGTACGCAGAGAGTACGCACTCCCTGCCCGAGTCCTTCACCAGGTACCTGTCGCAGTGGACGGTGCCGACTTCTACACCGTTGACCAGGATCACGATTGTGTATCCTGGTGGTGTTCGGTGCCCTCCACGATCTTCTCGCATACTGGACAGAACCAGTGCTTGTAGTCTCGTGTGGGCACCACTTCGGTACCGCAGTTTTCGCAGTTCGCTGTCTTACTCATTGGGGTCACTCCATCAGAGCCCCGTCATAGGGCCATTCGTCAGCCAGGCGTCTGTAAGCCTTGCCAGAGTAGTGGTTCTCTGGCAGTGCATCGCCGAGCCAGACAAATAGCCTGGCCACGGGTTCATCTACCCAATCATATTGACCCCACTTGTTGGGGATGCCGTAGTAGTCAGCCACGACTTCCGGGTCGAAGTCGTCGACGAGTTTCAGGTTCCACGAGTTGTCATGGAGCCTTCTTGCCTCGGTCCACGATCCGAGGTAGTACACCAGCCCTATGTTGCCTGGCCACGAGAATGGCTGATGGCACGGCTCTCTACCGGTCGCCATGCGTTCTTCTTCTCTCGCGTCGATAGCGAGGCGTAGCACTTCGAGGTCGTCGTCTGGCAACTCACGAGGCATCCTCTTAGCCACAGCATGGCCTAAGAGAACGCCCATCTCACGTATCTGTTTCCAGTCCATTTGGTTCACCTACTCCCCGCTTACGCATACGCGGGGCCATGAATTGCCCCTGCCCACACTGAAGGGGCAGGAGTAGGCGTGGTTAGTCGACGACATAGAAGGACCCCCTGGGCAGGCCGTCAATGGCTTCATCCGTGGGTAGGTTATCCCACGTGAAGTCGGTGATGACCACACGCGGAGGGGTCCAGCGTGAGTTGAGACCGCACACGAAGTAGACGGTCACGTGAAGGGAATCGATCTCCGCGTCGGTGGGGATGGCGTGGCCTTCGTCGTTGTAGCGAATCACCACTCATCCCCCTCATAGACGAGCACCAGGAGATCGTACTCCAGTTGCTCGACTACACTCCTGTATCGGTTCTTGCGTAGGGACTCGTATCGTGCCCTGCGGAAGTTACCCGTGGTGAGTGCATCCCACGGATCGATCGATGGACACGAATCGGTGGGATTGTGCGTCCCACCGCAGACATGCCGAAGCCATACAGGACAAGTCTGCCTTGATGTCAGCGATACGGCTGACGGTCTCGGCCAGTCTGTCCTTCAGGGCCTCCACGGCCCCCAGGGCCTCGCATGTCTCGACCCTACGCATGCGGTTCAGGTCTCGTCGGATGGCGTTTTTCTGTCTCACCAGTCCGGCGAACCTGTCTCTGGTCTGACGGATGAGAGGGGCCAGCTGTCGGAACAACTCCCTCTCGATCGTCGCTGCTGTACTGTCGTCTATCTCCACAGTATCACCTTAGTCCAGTTTGACAACCATATTGGGTCGGGGTCTCACAGCCAGGTCATACAGGAAGTGTCCCTCCTGTCCAATCGACCCGATGTAGACCGGCTCACCTGCGTGGATAAGCACAGACAAGCACCACCGACCATTAGGCCAGTGCTCCAGCATTCTACCACTCCAGTTCGATTGGATACTCCTTCGGCAGTCCCATATTCAGTCGGAGGGTGCGTCTGCACTCCTCCTGTATTCTGGCTGACGGGACATCTGCCCCGCCCTGGTAGTATCTCGTGGGCCTCCACCGGCCAGAGGCGTAAGCCTCTATCCTGTGGCAGTCCCTATCTACTCGCATTCTCACTTTCATTTGTCTTCCTCCTCACGGTCCACCGGACCGGATGCCTACGTCGGGCCTCGAACCCCCTCGCGTCGGCCTCGGAGATCGTCGGTCTCCTGACCGTACATAGGCGTATCCTACTGGCGTATTCTATACAAATCCATCCAATCAAATTGATTGAATGTAAAAAATGCAAATAGTAGGAGACCGGATATTTCACCGGTCTCCATGAATACGGTCTCGGTGGGTCTACTCGGACCGAATGCGCTTTTCGACCGATTTCAGTATCTGGACCGGTTCTGTAAGGGCTTCATCGGTTGGGAGCCAGCGCATTACCGGTTTACCCTTCCATTCTTGAACCGAGCCATCTTTTGTAAGGTTGGGTTGGTATTCCAGTACTCGGTCTCCTACCAATGGCTGGATGGCTTCAGCTATTGGCTCCAAATCGATCGTATGGCCTTCAGCCTTCAGGCGAGCCAACCGGTAAAGGGAATTCATGGCCTGATTTCTGGCTTCGGAGATCGAAGCCATTGCCAGCTTTTTGTAGCCCCATTTGATGGGGAACTGCTCCAGTGCCTTCCGCTCAAGAGCGGTTATCTGCTCATCGGTAGGGGTGACCCCTACTAATGCCATGGCATCGATTGAACCCCTTACGTACTTTTCTCTGTCCGCTCCATTCTTATCGATTATCTCGTACCCTTCCTTCGGTTGAAGGGTCTCGGTGGTCTCATTGCGGTTCGATTTCTTTTCTTGCTTTGTGGTCATTCATATACCTCCGTATTGATGAGGGCTCCCGGCCCCCTCACCATCTGCATACCCTTATATCATATATATACTAAGGGGAAATCCTATCCCTTATGACCCAAATCGATCGTCCAATAATCTCATATAATGCCAAATAAACCCTTAAAAATCAATGTATCATTTTGCATAGGGTGGCTTCAAAAAACTGGCGGGAAAAATGTGAGAGGTGTAGTTTATTCCAATAGAATAGAATTAATTCTATTAGAGAATCGCCATGTGTTGAGTACGTGTGTACTTGAATGGGTAGGTTTAAATAGGGTGGTTCAGCTGTAATAGTGGTGAGAGCGATGTCAGAGTCGAGTCGATTAGCGGTTGAGTTGTGCAGGCAGTATGCCAGGGAGTCGAGTGGGTTGCGAGTGGGTTGCCGGAGAGATATGACCACGATGGAGTTACTGTGGTGGTGTACAGGAGCATTGGTGATGATCTTGTGAAGAGTCCTGATGACCTGGATCGGTTCCGGTGGTTCTACACCGAGGTGGACCGATACAAGGAGGATTTGATGATGGAGATTCAGTCCTTGAATACCCGGGTGTCCAAGCTGGAGTCTCTTCTTGCGGTCAGTCCCCACTGCGGACACTATTCCGAGCTTAGTCCGAGACACATCCAGGGTCAGATTATCATGTGCCCGGAGTGTGGTAATCGATTCGTGATCTCAGAGATAGAGACCGTGAAGTGGGTGGAGACCTCGGTACTGGAGGAGGACCAGCACTGAGCAGGAGGAGACACCAATGCACTGTTTCAACTATAGAAGGAATGTCAATGACATTGTATTCGATGACAAGACATGTAGTGGGTGTATTCACTATAGAAGTGGGAAGAAGTGTCCGAGACGGGATACAACCCGATACTTCTTCGACGGCATCGTGGATTCAATCACGGGCAGACAGATAGTTTCCTCCCGGTGGATAACCAGAGCCGAGATGGCATCGATCCGGGGAGTCAGGTATTGATGCGGGCTGGATGTGAGGGAAATCCAGGTGCACACCAAGAGGCGGTAGGGTGTGCCACTTAACAGGAGATGACACTAATGCACTGCAAGAAATGTGGATACGACAGGTTCGTCGCCGAGGATGATGAATACGGGGTCAGCGTCTATTGCGGGAGATGCGACACTAAACTCGGATACTTCATAAGAGCACCCGAGATCGACCTGGACACCCCCGAAATGACCGAGAAATACCCCAGACTTGTCGTGAAAATGCACGCATTCGCAATGGTGAACCCCAAGATGGTCCCGGTGGAGAGACAGGTAATTACTCCCGCGGAATCACAAGCATTCGTCGTCGGAGACAATACATCAGAGTCAACAGGGAACACCCCCGCAAGCCTGCTCAACATGAGAGACTACGCGGTGGAGAGATATACAACACTTATCGAGTCACTGGCAAACAATGCATACAAGGCGAGACAGGAGCACATGAAATCGCTGAAGGAGGAGTTGGAGTAACTACCAGAGACAGGGAGGAATGAGAATGAAGGTTGTATGTTATGGGTGTAGCAGGTGTTGTATCCTATCTGCGGATGATTATCCAATAATAGGACCGGAAGATTGTCCTTTCCAATATGCTCCAGTTCGAGTTCCGAGAAACAAGGAAGAAGAAAAGGAGGAATGAGAATGGATGAAAAATTAAAAAATGTATTGGAGAGTGTAGTAGAGGAATTCAAGAAGGAGTTTACGATTCCAGACGAAGTTTATCGATCCAACACTTACGACTTACCCAATTACTTGGAAATGGCGAAAATGATGTTTGCCCATGATATTATGAAATATATAAGAATTAGAAGTGATGGAGATAAGTTCAAGGACGGCTCATTAAAGTACGAATTTGTTTTCAGATGTATTCCTGAAGAAAACTTACCCTCCCTTTATAGGAGAATAAAGAGAATATACGAGAAAGAGGAGGAATAAAGGATGACATGTTTAAATTGTGGTGGAACTGGATGGGTGAAATCTCATACTGGTGGAAAGGTGAGATGTCCAGTTTGTCATCTATCAGAGCGGGAGAAAGAATGGGAGGAATTGGAATGACAGGAGCACCGAAGAACGACAACTGGAAACACAGATCAGACACAATGAGGTGCAGAACCTGCATGTACTTCGTCGAGAAATCGGACCTACTCGGCAGGTGCAGGAGACATTCACCCACAATGAAGGGCTGGCCAGTGGTCTACCACTCGGACTGGTGCGGAGACCATAAACTCGATGCCGACAAGGTGGAAGACATGCCCGGAAAGTGCGAAATGTGCGGAATGGAACTCAAACCGAATGAGAAATACATCTGCTCGGTATGTAGATTAACCGGGCTGCATCCAGTAGCAACGAAACTGCATGAGGAGGAATGAGAATGAAATTCAAACTGACGACTACAAAGAAGTTCTATCTGGACAAGGACCTACCAGAGTACGAGAAACTGGGCTTCACCTTCGGAAAAACTCATTTCTCTGGATCAATGTCTAAAATCTCCGATGACAACGCCACAATTGAATTCAACACACTCGAAGAACTGATGGAGTTCGTTGAGAAGTGGAAAGAATTGGTCATCAGCAAGGAAAAGATAGAAATATACAACGGCTACAGGGAGTGACACAAATGAAACCAAATCGAATGGTCAAACACAAAATAAGAGAACTCAAACCAGACGAAGTACTCATCCTACAGGCCAACAACGACATCCCAACCAGCCACCTCGACGCACTCATCAACGAACTCGAAAAATACTTCACATCACAAAAAGGACCCTACTTCATCGCACTCGACTCACGCTTCACCATCACAATACTCAACAAAGACCAAATCACCACCGGAGAACAACATGACCACTAACAAACCAATGCTACTGCTGATCCTCATCGCCGTCACTCTCCTGCCAATCACAATCACCATAGCCATCACTATCCTGACCATCCACTACATCGCTACACTCTCCAACCACTGAACTACTCATGAAACCCCAACCCTTAAATATTCAATTTCCATTTCTATACCATAGACCACATGCTAAATGGAAACTACCAACACCCCTCAAATTCCCTACAACACCATTTTCCATACTATTTAAAACCTATACCTAAAACACCCCTACACAAAAATAGAATAATATTCTATTAATTTTCTCTATTATTTTAATGGAATATATTCAACCAAATTGAAACGCAAACTATTTCTATATTACCAACAATTAACTGTCGTAAGGGGAGGTTTCTTCTCTCCTTCAGACAACTTCTCGCCTCCCCTTACAACCAGGTGAAACTCATGGACGAACAGGACAAGATAACAATACTCCTCGAAGGAGACATCAGAGTGGTTGAGATACAGGCTCTCAAACCCAACCCGGACAATCCAAAAGACATCTCCAAGGGACTACTCGATAAACTTACTCAATCACTCGGACACCTCGGATACATTGTACCCATCCTCGTGAACAAGGACATGCAAATCATAGACGGACACCAGAGGATCAAGGCACTCAAAGCAATGGGTTACGAGAGGGTACAGGTTAGGGTAGTCGATCTCGACGAGGACAAGGAACTACTCGCACTACTCGCAACCGACCAGACCTACGGCAACTTCGACAGGAAGAAGAGACAGGAAATCTATGACCTGCTCGAACAGAGAAATGCCAAACTTGACATACTCGCAGACTACGTGAAGAGAAAGGATGACATCTTCGACCCCGATGAGGAACCCAATCAGATAGTGGAAATCCATGACGACACCGAAATCAAGTATGGAGACGTTATCAAACTCGGTAAGCATCTACTCATCTGCGGAGACTCAACAGACCCTGCCATACACGACATCGTGAGGGAGAACGGAAGCCCATACCTCATCTGCACATCACCACCATACCTGAACCAGAGGGAGGAATATGCCACATGGGACAGTGTTGATGCCTACCTGGATGACATGAAAGAGGTATTCAAACTCTCCACCGAGGGACACAACGACATGGTTGTCGCACTCAACATGGGCATGGACCTCTCCTTCAATCTACCCGCCAAGTTCGATGAAATCCTGACAGAGTGCGGACTCATCTTCGAGGACATGATGGCCTGGGTGAAGAAGCATCCCAACATGGACATCCCGCGATACAAGAACATAAGAGGGAGTAAGACCTACTACCCCGCCTTCAAGTGGGAACCAATCATGATATACAACAGGGGGAACAGACACAAGTTCGATTCTCTCGATACAAATGAAATCCATGAGAACTTCCTCACGAATGTATGGGAGTTCGATACCATCAGGGGGGACAACCGATGGCATCCTGCTCCGTATCCTATCGAACTCGCCAAGACAGTCCTGATGTGTTACTCATCACCATCCGACCTGGTGCTCGACCCATTCGTCGGCTCGGGAACTACAATATTCGCTGCTGAAGAGGTTGGCAGGAAATCAATCGGGATCGAACTCAGCCCCGAGTACTGCATGAAGATAGTGGAAATATGGAATGATAAGTATGTCAAAAAGAATAAGTGATGATTCAAAGGCACTGCTTGAGAAGGCTCATGGACAGAAATACCTGCCACCAATACGGAAGAGAATATCGAAGGAAGAACTCAAGATCAGAGAATACATAGAACAGATGGTTGGGTTCGCAACCAATAGACAGATGGCCGAGAGGATTTCAAAGAAACTCGGGAAGAAGGTGTCGGGGAAGAGGATTCATGACATCAAACAGCGGATGCTCCAGGAGAGAAAGAGTGAGTTCGCCAAGATGACATCATTCGATGCAGCAGTGGAGGCCAGGGAGGAGTACCGGAGAATAAAGGACCAGGCCCACCAGATGCTACTCGAAGCAGAACTCATCCCCGACCAGAAAGAGTCCACCGACATGAAGATCAAGGCGGGGAAACTACTGCTTCAGGCAAGAGAGGCCGAGGACAGGATGTACAAGATGATTGGACTGCACCAGGAGAGGATGGTCCTCGAACACATAAATGTCATGGAGACAGAGGAATGGAAAGCCATCCAGAACGGGTTCCTGGCCTATCTCACCCACGTACTTACATGTCCACAGTGCGGGTTCAAGGGATTCAACCCGGATGACTACTTCGAGTTCATGGACCATCTCGCACAGGACCCACACTACGTGGACCAGTTCGTGTCATATCACGCAAGGAGAAGGGACAAGATAAGGAAGAAGGAGAGAGAGGAATACACCGACGCTGATGCTATCGAGGTGGAGTAATGGGAAGGAAAGGTGTTAAATGCGTTCACAAACCACACATGAACAAGATGGAAAGAATAGACATGGTGAGGGACACATTCAGCACTGTTGCCCAATCGGAACTCTACAAATCAATGAGACGTGCCTGGGAGAATGAGAAGAAGGGACTCGGGAGGGACATCCAGTCATTCATCGAGTCGTGTATCGAGGCATCCAATCTCGTGAGCGATGACCCAGACATTCTTGACTACTACTCAATTGTACTGGTGGATGAGAAGAACGAATACGATAGGATAAAGGAAGGGGGAAGGATACTTACACAGACGGAGATGGTCATCTATCTCATGGCAAACCCGTGGAAGGTCGCCACGGACATAATAGGAATGGAGAACCTGAACAAGGCCACCGTGATGGCCTCTCGTTTCACCTCGTTCACGAAGTTTCAGAAACAGTTCCTGAGAGATTTCCTGGACCCACGGGTCAATAACATGATATTCATCGCGTGCAGGTCCGCAGGGAAGACATGGCTGACAGCTCTCGCCATGCTGATTTCACACTACCTGATGCCCCATTCCAATACGATGGTGGTGTCAGGGTCCCAGGAACAGTCCGATAACCTCTACCGCTACTACACCGAGATGACCACCGGAACGCGGTATGAAGAGTTCATAGAGAGACGGACCAGAACCAAGACATACACCATCGCTGGAGGATGGATCAGGTCATTCCCCGCATCGCACAAGGCTGTCCACGGTCCCAGGCCGGACAGGGTCATCATAGACGAAGCGTGCAAGGCAGAGAGCGACATCATCATGGCAGCACTCTCCGCTGCAATGTCGGCACAGAGACCCAAGTTCGCGGTGATGACAACCCCGGATAAGATGGTTCACATAGTTAGAGACTGGTGGCTTGAGGCCGAGGCCCAGGAGAGAATGACTCCAGCAGAACTCGCAACGGTTCCACAGCAGGCCAGATGGAAGAAGTATCACCTGTCAGCCTTCGACTGCAAGTGGATTAAACCGGTTACCATCGAGAACCTGACCTACAAATACGGGGGAAAGAATACTCACGAGTACAAGATATACGTGCTCGGGGAGTTCGCACCAGCAGAGGGACTGGTATTCGACGAGGAGGCTATCATGGCCTCTCTAATAAGTGAACTACCCAAGACCGTCATTATCGATGTCGAACTGGAGGATGGCTCGATCAAGTCGATTGAGGAGGAAGCATCGTATTCATTCTACACCACCGGGCTGGACGCAGGAGGCAAGCACCCATCAGGAATTGTCACCGCATGTGAGGACCAGGTGGGCAATGTGTACATCATTGACGACTCAGAGGTCAATGCAAGAACGGGGGACAGCCCAATCATTACGGAAGTATATCGACATGCTCGCAAGTACTGGTCACAGGTCTATGCAGACGCTGCACCAATCCAGTACTTCCTGAACCAGAAGATACGGTCACAGTTGCAGGAGGATGGACTACCGGGTCTGACAGTGATACCGTTCAACTCCACCAAACTACCCATGATCTCGGCGGTGAAGGGGCTGTTCGAGGCGGGGATGCTGTTCATACTCGGCAAACCTGGTGGTCCAGCTGAGACCCTTGTCAACCAGTTACTAACGTACTCATACGACGACAGGGTGGACTCGGAGATGCCCATGAAGGGTAATGATGACCATGTGGATGCGTTCCTACTGGCCTGCTGGCCCCACAGGAATACGTTCCTGAACAGGAAGTACAAGAAGGCGACTACCAGAGTGTATAACATGAATGAAGTCCTTGAGGAGCAGGAACCAGACCAGTTCAGACCCCTCAGCGTCGGACTAACAAATCCATTTAATAGAACCTAAATCAATATGGGTGATGATAGACATGCCAAGAAATCCGGTCGTGAACCTCTTCACGAAAACACCAACCGCCTCATATCCAAATGACGGTAAACTCGCAACGGTGGGCAGGCCAAGAGATGTCAGGTATGGACATCCGGTCCACGAGTTCGAAAGGATATATGCAATTCCAAGGCTTCCACTGGCGTACATTACCATGTACTCTGGCTATTACCTGTGTGCTCCGTGGAAGTTCGCTGGAAATCTGAAGGTCCAGGAGAAGTACAGGAGAGGAATTAGGGTTGTTCCCAATTTCACTTCCAAGTGTACTGAATGTCATGCCGAGTTCGATAAGAAACCTGCGAACAGTATCTGTCCCGAGTGTGGGGGCAGGTGTAGGGGTCCATCAAAGAAGGAGATGGACAAGGCGAAGCGGTGGATGATGAATGTCAATACCAATCACGAGTCGCTGAAGGACATACTGGAGACCAATGCCCATGACATTGTGGTCGCTGATGAGGGATACATTATACTGAGGAAGGAATACCTCGCTGACTCGGACGGCAATATCAAGTGGCAGAAGGTGAAGGAGGTCATCCCTGGCTCTCCAATCGTGATGAGGGCGGTTGTGGATCACCATACCGGAACCCCTGGTGGGGTCTATTACGTATGCCCTGGTGAGCACAGGAACGATGACTCGTGCAGGGTAATGAGAACCACCAACACGGATGACAACTACGCCAGGCTGGCCGGAGGCTCGCACTACGAGACGGAGTTCGATGCTCCCAGGTGTCCCAAGTGTGGAATGAAGATGAAGGATGTCAAGTATGTCTCCATCTTCCATGAGAGAGGACAGATAGAGAACTACTACATCGACGGAGAGGTCATTCACTGGCACGAGTATGACAAGAACCACACCTACGTTGTCCCACCGGCAATAACGCTATGGGTTCCCATTTCCATCCTGACCTACAAGGACGCATACATCAGGGACTCCTACATGAAGCAGAGGAAACCCAGGGGTGCGGTAGTCGCCTCCACCTCGAACCCGGATGCCTTCATGAACACCTGGAAGCGTATCATGGAAGAGGTCAAGAATGACTGGCAGTTCATGCCCGTCATACCCATGCAACCGGAGCCAGGCATGGGTTCAGGGTCCAACAGGATAGCCTGGGTTGACTTCATGGGGTCCATGCAGGACCTGGAATACGAGAAGGTCAGGAACATCTACGAGAGGATGATCTACCAGTTCTATGGAATATCCAACATTTTCGCCAACCTGGACAGTGCCAAGGGTGGAACCAACATAGAGGCCAAACTAATCATCACCAACAAGGCGGTGGAGAGGTCGAACAGGGTGGACAACGAGAAACCACTGGCAGTGCTGTCCAAGGAGATTGGCCTGAACGATTGTCACTTTGAAGTGGCTCCATTCGAGGACAGGGATATACTGAAGGAGAAGCAGATTGAGACCCATGACATCAACAATGCTCAGATGATGGAGTACATCGGATACAGGTCCGAGTTCGACCAGACCACCAGAAAGATAAACTTCGTCAGGGACACCGAGAAGGAGATGACACGGGCAATCAATATCATCAATTCCCTGCTGTCAATCAAACAGGGCCAGGCATCTCCAGTGAATACTCCAGCCAACAAGAACCCGGTCAATTCCAAGCCACTGACCAACTCAAACGAGTTCTCCAATACATCAACAGAGGTCGCCAAGACAATAGGGGACGTCACCATGCACGAGGGCAATCCAGAGGCCACCAAGGAATCCGTGAACAGAACCAAGACTCCTGGTGCCAAGGAGAGCGGAGGATACAAGGCCCTCGACGGCACGGTGTGGCCCACCAAACAGGCTCTCGGAGGACACCTGAGAACAATGGGTGGTGGATCGAGTGAGGGCCTGCAGGGTCCTGGTGGAATGGCAGCACCAGGCGGGGACATGAACCAACTCAACATGTTCAGCAAGGAGGATTACAGGAAAGTCCTCAAGCTGATGAGAGAGAACAAGGTAACCGATGACTACATCATAGACATGCTTGACGCTATCGTGGAGGACATGGATGGATGATGAAGTACAATCCAAGGCAGTCAGGCTCAGGACCAGGAGATACAGCAGGTCCCCATACAAGGTGCAGATGGACCTGGTCAGGTTCCATAACGACCTGACCAGAGAAGAGTTCAACCTGCGTAAGAAACTCGGGTTCGTCGATGCCAGACTGAAGATCAAGACATCCAATATCAAGTGGACTGGTGTTGAAAAGCTCCGGCGATGCTATTCAATGATAAATGAGGAAATACTCAACCACATCATAGAGGAGTACCAGAGCTACATCGACGCCGGACAGGCTCCGGGTGTCCCCACCTATCACAAGATGTCCGCAAATGTCAGGGGCAGGTCAGACCCTGACTCACTCATCAATGCACTGAAACTGAAGAAGGTCAAGGAGTCGGATGAATGGGCCATTGAGGTCGTTAACAAGGTGTGGCTCTTTCAGGAATATGGGTTCGACATGAGGGGGAAACTACCGCCAAAGAGGGTGGCGAAGAAGATACTCCAGTGGGCAATCGATAAGGGAGTGGTCGAATACCTCATCAACAAGACCAAGACGGATAAAAAGACATTCAGGGTGAGGTTCACGGACAAGAAACGGAGAAAGAGAGACTACAAGGTGCTGACCGAAGAGGATATTGAAATACTCGATGACGACGAGACAAAGGAACTCGACAGGCTGATGTGGGCACTCACCAAGGCAGTGGTCAAGAACAGTACGGGTAGGCAGAACCGGAGACTGTTCCTCACAACCGCTTACCATACAGTGGTTAATGACAGAGAACTGATAAAGAGTATAGAAATCAAGTGGTTGAGACGGTTCGGGTTCCGATAACTCCGGTAAAGTTAATATACATTCCATGACAATTACCCATCATGAGTTCCAATATCATATCCATCGTCAAGAATGATGATGGTACAATGACTATCAAGTCATGGGGAACTGTTGACATAAGGGACAAGGCCAATCAGAGAATACCCATCGAGGCACTGATAAAGGACATCCCATACATGATGGCAAACAAGCCAAAGACCCACTGGAACCACACCGACATTGAAGTCGGGTTCATAAAGGACCTGCAAGTTGCCGACAAGGTTACCAAGAAGGAAGGGATCAAGAAGGGCATCATTGTCACCAGTGAAGTTCCAGGGAATAGAATGTATCTGAAAAAGATACAGAAGCAGCTGGAAAAGGGCAAGCACCAGATGTCCATTCGCGGGTTCTCCTACAACAAGTTCAAGAAGGGGGACGAGGAGATACTTGACGAAATAGAAGCCGTCAACTATGCCTGGGTCCCCAAGGGCTGTAACTATGAAGCCGACATGATAGAGATTGACGGAAAGCAGATCAAGAAGAACGATGACGAGTTGTACAACACTCCAGAGTTTATGAAAGAGGTTCAGAGGTACATGGAGGAAGGGATTTCATACCAGAAGGCGTTTGAACTCGCGAAGGAGCTGTACACTTCAATGGTGTTCAAGGAAGATGACTCCGATGAGGAGGAAGTCGTTAAATACATAGAACAACGCGGCAAGAAGTGGGTCGTGCTGTCTCACGCTGGTAAGGTACTCGGAAAACATGACACGAGAAAAGAAGCTCTTGAACAGTTGAAAGCTGTTGAAGTGAATAAAGGGGCTTCTGAATATTCAGACAAAATAGACTCCATTAAAGCAGACTTCAAAGAACAATTCCCAAGCGATGAAAATGACTGGAAGTACGTAGAAAGAGTTGGAGACACTGGAATTGTTGTAGAGAACAATGGTAAGAAATACAAAGTTAATTATACCAGAGATAAGAATGGCAGATACACATTTCAGTCCCGTTCTGAGTGGACTGAAGTCAAACCGATTTACATAAACAAAGGTGATGAACCTATGGCAGACGAAATAGAGGCCATGAAGAAAGAGTTGGAGGAACTGAAGAAGTCCCTCCAGGAACTCAACGAACAGCACACCTCTCTTGTAAAAGAGAAGGAGGCCATAGAGAAGGAGAGAGACGGCCTCAAATCTGAACTGGAAGGGGTGAAGAAAGACCTGGACGCCAAGGATGGGGAACTCTCCAAGGCCCTGAGCGAAGACAGAGTCCGTGAAATCTTGAAGGAGGACAGAGAGTCCATCAAGAAGGAAGTCATGGAAGAACTCGCCAAGGACGACGGAGCGGAGATCATCAAGGCCCTGGGATACACACCCTTTGACGGTGCGAACATGCCCGAGAACATACTCAAGGGCGACGACGAGAAGAATATAGAGTTCTTCAAGACACTCGCGAAAGCCGTCAAGAAGGGTGATGAAATCCTCAAGAACGGGGATATCGACTCCATTCCTTCCTTGAAGGATATGGAGAAGTCGCTAATAGGAGGGGATGTAGAATGATAGGAATCGGAGAATTCAAGGACCCGGCACCGCTTGTGAAGGACGGAAACCTGCTCAACACCAGGGAGAAGTTCATCAAGGCATACGGGTCCGAGTTCGGAGCACACATCTTCGGCAAGGCCGATGCACCTCTTGAAATATCCACATCCGGGAACGCCTATCAGATGATAGGGGCGAAGCTGTGGATCAACGTCAACACCGAACTGAATCTCGTGGGTCTCATCAAGGTTGAGACCTGGGGAACCAACGGAACCGGCTGGAACGGCTGGAGAGTTGTCACTGCGTGGCCCTCGACCAAGGGGTATGCACTCGATGAGAAGGAATCCCTTCCCGACGATGGCATATTCGGCTTCGCACAGCTCTTCGACAGGCCCAGGACACTGGATACCAAGTTCTCCAACACTGAACTGAACTACAGGGAAGCACAGAGGGGTCAGGCAGTTGTCTGGTCTCAGTACGTGAGGCTCCAGGGTCTCTCGCACAAGTACTTCCTGTCGGAGCAGATGGCCCAGGAGATCGGAGACAATGCCTCGAAGGAGATGGTCCCCATAGACCAGATAATCTCCAACTACGATGAGTTCACGAACTGTGCAACCATCAACGCGAAGGGAGATGCTGCGTCCAAGTTCTACCAGAACACCGTGGACAGGTCCACGGCTGCTGGATGGTATGATGCCTATGTGGACCACAACTCGGAGACCCTAAGACCGTTCACTCTGAACCTGGTCGATGACCTCATCGAGGGTGTCAGGGAGAAGTGCGGAATCCTCTCAACCGAGGGATACGTGTTCTTGACCGGTCTCGGAACGCAGAAGAGGCTCAAGCAGATGGCAAGGCCACACAGGACCTGGACCTCTGGAAAGTATGTCACAACCATGTTTTCCGGTCTGAGACAGGTGAAAGGTCAGGAGTTCGGGTTCGAGCTGAACATGTACGACAACATACCCATTGTCGTGTCTCAGCACATCCAGGCATCCATGACACCTGCTGGTGGACTGACGCCCATCTACATGATCTACCTGCCTGACATCTCCTTTTGGGTGGACCTTCCCACCGTGTACTACGAGAGGGGAATGACACAGGGCGATGACATCTTCCTTGACCAGCACAAAGTGGTTGGACTGTATCACACGATGGGAAACCTTCATGCATACAGTTTCTTCAAGCACGGGAAACTAAGAGACATCAAGGAGGTCTGAGGAGGCTTTTGAATGGTAGTCAAAGACAAAGAGAAGTTGCCACTGGATGACGCGAAGGTAGTGAAACAGTATGTGAATGACGAAGTCCTCACAAGGATCGAGCACGAACAGTGTATAGTGGTTCTCCTGGGGAACAACAGAGAGATCGTTCAGCACGCTGATGGAACCAGATACACACTGCTTCCCAAGTCATTCAGTGCATGTCCCACCTCAGCTGCGAGAGACTACATCGACCGCGACGATGCCATTGTCCTTACAATGGAAGAAGCGAAGAAGTACATCAACATGTCCAAGAACGCCTCAATGGAGGTGAACAAGGACATCATCGAGTACAACAAGAAGGTCGATGAGTGGAATGAAAAGCTGAGGCGGGGGCTTGAGGAAGGTCCGCGAAAGGTGAAGAAGAGATACAGGTTCGTCCAGGAGAATGGACCGTATCATCACCTGATGAGGGAACTGGAGAAGAAGAAGTCGATGAAGAAGAAAACCAAGAAGAAGGCCAAAAAGACAAAAGGAGTGTGATGTGAATGGCATTCAGTTCGTCAATAAACGTGAACAAGCATTTCAGTCCTGGGAATCTTCAGTTGATCGAGGGGACCTGGGATGCTGATTCCGTGACCAAGGGAGAAATCGATCTGTCAGACTACCTCGACACCATCTACATGGCTGGAGTCTCGACCCTAACGGGGACGGGGGTCACTCTGTGGGGTTGGAATGTTGAGGATGACATGTCGACTTCATCGGATGGTATGCTCTCAATAGGGGCATGCACGGCAAACGACACTGGACAGTTCTGGGCAATTGGACCACTGGCTTGAGGTGATACACATGGCTTTCACCTTTGGATGGGACAAGAACGAACTCGGGAATGGAGTCCCCGTCAGCGGGGTCTACATGAGATCGGGTTGGTTCAAGTCCGCTGGTGGTTCAACCGGAGGGGACATCGAGACCGGGTTCAAGCAGTGCTACGCTATGATACTACAGCCCCACGCTGCTGCTGTTGGTTCGGACCAGGCAGTGGTGAATGAGGCGGTGTCTGACGTGTCAGTCGCTGGATTCACCGGAGATGTCACCATCGTGACGATTGCAAATCAGGTCGGAAAGTGGATCGCTTTCGGAATCTGATGAGCACACATCGAGGGAACGGGTCTGCGGAGTACCCAAAATCTCCGCTATTTTTTTATTGTTAAACAACCATAGTAGTGTATGGACTCCACGACCCTGAAGCCTTATTTGATGTCACCTGGTATATTCCTCATTGCGGTCGGTACGTCATTTCTCACCTCTGATTACAGGAATCCCATTGGATATGTGTTACTCGGTTGTGGAGTCTTTATTGTTAGTCTTAAATACTACATAACGAATAAGTGATAACCATGACGACATCGTACTGTTCCGTTCTGGATGTGTCGAGGTTCATGGGGTTGAAGAGGGACACTCCACGAGACCTCAATGCCGATGCCAACTCGGGGCAGAATGAGATAGATGTGGGTGCGTCAGTGGTTCATTTCAACTCCGGCACGAAGATCATCATATACGATGATGACAACCCGACCGGGGAAGAACTCACTGTGAGTTCCATATCGGGGACGAAGCTGGTGTGCTCTTCCAACCTGTCCAATAACTATACAGTACTGGCAAATGGAAAGGTGGAGAACCAGTCGCATTTTACACCAAGGACGGTTCCATCACACACCGATGTTGAGGACATCATCAACATGGTGGAGGATGAGATCGACAGGGACATCCACACGAGTTACAGGACCGTTGGTGAGAGGATAGAAGAGTTCGTGACAATCATGCTCGGCAGGGACAAGTCATTCCCATACTACTCTCAACCACTCTCCTATTCGAGTAACTGGAGGTATCCAATTCGGCTGGACAACAGGAACATACTCCCGTTTGACAGGACCAAAGGCGACTACATACGCGTTCAAATAGGTGGAGACTGGAAGGACCTACTCGATCCCGTAAACGGGTACACGGTATGGGAGTCCATTGTGGATGAGATAGTGGACTCCGAGGACCTGTCGGCATCGTCCCCCATCACATGCACACTGGCAATGCAACCCAGGCTCGCCAGCAAACTGAAGTGGAACCTCACACATGCCAACATAACCGAGTTCTCGCTGAAGATTGAGGGGACCGACCAGGCAGGGAACTCCATCTCGGAGACATTCACCGAGGCAGACGGCTGGTATGGATACACCACCAATTTCTTCAATACGGTGACCGCTGTGACGTTTACCAGGACAACGGGCACTGGTACCGGTGACACCTTAGATGTCACCACAGAGAGGCAGGAGAGCAGAGAGAGCAGCAATTACGATCTATGGGTTGACTACGACCAGGGAGTCATCTATCCAATCACCATTGCGATTGACACGGGGCACAAGACGGTGAGGGTTGGCTATCGGAGAGGGCACTACAGAAAGGAATACAGTTCAATACCTGGCGACATAAAGAAGGCGTGCATCCTTCTGACCGCGTCCGACCTGCTCATCAACGAGAGATATGCCCTCAATCTACCGAGGGCGAATGTGTCCACCATTGATGTCGAAAAGACTCTCCAGCACTGGAAGAGTAAGGCCAACAAGATACTGTCCAGGAGACGCGAGATAGTCGGGGGTGTTTACTATCAGTGAGTTCACGGTTGGTGGGTTGACATTGGATGAAGACGAGTACAGAACATATATGATAGTGCAAGAGGCCATCAAGAGTTGTCCAATGCAGGAGAGGCTTGTCACTCTTGAAAAGACTGTCTATGGGGAGAAGGGCAAGAACGGAATCAGGGGCAGAGTCGGATCACTGGAAAACAATGTCAAGGATGTGAAGAAGGTGGTCAGTGGCTTGATAGGTGCACTCATCACCCTGGTCGTTGGTTCCGCGATAACGGTAGTTTCATATATTCTGACCCGCATATAACAGCATGAAGTTCACTCTGGAGATAGGCGACAAGTCGCCTAATGAGAAGAAAAACTACAACAAGCAGAGGAAGAAGTATATCAGGTCTGCGCGGAGACGGGCCATACTTCTAACAATTCTGACACCGTTCATGGTTGCGTTCTGGTATCTGTACTTCAAAATGAAGAGCAATGTATTCACAGCAGAATACATAAAGTCCATCAAGTCCCCGTGGAAATTATACACTCTGATGCACACCTTCTTCAGCGTGGATTATACCAACAATTCAATTGAGATAATGACGCTGGATAGGGCCATGAAGAAGAGGGTGATAACCGAGAAATCACTCGTGTACATAATGGCACAGTTGATGAAGCAGTATCATGAAGAGACCTATGTATTCTGGTGCGGATACCGGTCTGGATTCATAAGGCCAATGGTTGTCATTGTCTACGGCAATGTAAATATCTCGATGAGCTACCAGTTGAAGATACACACCGGTGGGCAGTTCGAGATAATGAGACGCTATTTCAAGGACGGGACCACTTGGAAAGTGGTTGATGTTTATGGAGAAACCGTGATACTCGATTACGTCAAGGACAGATCGGAAGAGGGAGTTCCCGACATCCTCTGCCTGGACATGAAGCACTGGATGAAGAATGAACCGACCGTAACACACCTGGCGAGGCAGTGGAACCTCATCTACAACAATGTGGACATTCTCAAACCCTATTATTAAATAGTTACAGTTATATTTCAGTACAGTAAGGTGGCATGTAATGAACCTCACCCCGTTGATACTGGTAGCAGGGATATTCACGTTCTTCTGTATGGTCATGCTCCAGTCCTGGCTGCTGTCGTGGGTCATATCCGACAGAATGACGGGGTGGTATTTCGTGAAGATGGACAAGGGAATGGACATCGGAGCGGGGTTGTCGTCCATTGCTCTGTTGATAATTTCCATGTATATCGTCACAGCGTCCTATCTCTCAGACGGGCCGGTTGGCGTGACGGCGATCGAATACAACGAGGCCGTGCCCGAGATGATTTTACTCGGCATCGTGATAATTATACAGGTTGTCCATACGGCGTTCCAGTTCAGGATCGCCAGGCTGGATATCAAGAGAACGGTGATAATCAAGGAGGCATAACAATGGCAGATGAAATGAGTGAGAAGGAAGCGTTCCGCAGGACGTTCCGCAGGAAGGTGGCGAGTGCGACAGACGGCGATCTCAAGACCGGATACGGCGCACTGAAGCGCAAGCAGAGGCTCGCCAACGAGAAGTTGACCAAGGAGCGTCAGGATGTCGAGAACATGCTCCAGAACCCTACATATCTCAAGGCTCTCCAGCAGGCCGAGGAGGCGAAGAGGGAGTTGTCCATCGCCTCGTGGAAGCTGGGCGTGGTGGAGGAGGAGATGCTGAAGCGGTTCCGTGAGACCGACGAGAACGATGAAGATTTCGATGAAGCGTGAGGTGGCGTTAATGATA